AAACCAAATAGAGGTACTATCGCCTACCCCAAGATCCCAAGCCGTTACAACGCCAACAGCGCGGTCGTATGGCACTATCCCCAGCCTACCCTCTTCGTTAGCCAGGCGCATCTCTGTTGCGTAGTACGCACCATCAGCATGGATTAGCATGTCGCCTTCCCAGATGTGGTCATACATGTCAGGGCGCAGCTTCTTGTCCTCTAGGCGCTCACGGTTAAGGACGTCAGGGAAGTAGGGGTTGTCCTGCCAGTTGATAGCTGCAATCTTCATATCTTCTGGAGGGTTCAATCTAAACCGGCGGTGAGTAGCTGATTGCTTTGTCTCCGGGTTCCATGTCACCCAAATCTCAGAGCCATCTTCTCGGACCGTAGGAATAAGCTTTAGCCAGGCGGACTCAGACACTCCCTCGGCCTCGTCTACCCATGCCAGGATAACCCTAGCCTTCGACTTGATTGAATCTAGATTGCGCCTGAGACCGGCAAAGACGTAGTTGATACGCCCATCTTTAGACCTAACAAACTTCTCACCTATCTCGTAATAGGCGGTCAGCCAGTCAACGCTGCGAATAGCAGATTTAATTTCTTCCAGGGATGATTCATCAAGGGAGTTGAGGTGTTCACGCGCACATAGGATCTGCCCACTCTGCCCGGACATACCCCATTTGTATCCTACGACTGCAGTCATCAATGCAAAGGATCTAGTCTTACCTGACCCTCGACCACCATAAGCAACACGATACCTAGCCTCACCCTCGAATATAGAAACAATCTTAGGCGGTAGCCTGATCTCTGCTTTAGTGGGTTTGGCCATTATCAAACTCAGGGAAAGGCTCTGCTACTAACGTGATGATAGTAGGCTGGAATGAGTCATCAGAGGACGTTACATCCAGCTGCTGTTTGTCTCCATACTTCTTAGGGGACATCCTGGCAACCTTCCACTTGCGTGAATCTATGCGCAGCTTGGCCTTGTTAATAGCGTTACTGTCTACGTCATCACCAAGCTCATCAGCTATGTCTACGATTTCATCTGCGTAAAAGTCAGCCTGACAGTCTCTAGCTCTCGCGTACTGCTCCGAAAACTCTTTCTTGTCTGTCTCTGTAAGCCACTTCATCAGCGTAGATAGACTAGGCATCTGGTCTGACCGGCATATCTGCCTGGCGCTCTCTCCCATTGATAGCCTGTAACAAATGCTGTCACCCAACTCAGGAGTGAATATTGATGGTCTGCTCATACCTTCTCACAAATACAGGTTACTTCATAGCACCTGCAATTAGCTTCAAGTCGTTCCCACGCTAAATAGACAACCTCTCCCATCAGGTGCTTGTCCCTGTCACTCAAAGCTAAGGCAAAGTCGTTTACCAACTCTACGTCAGCCTCGTGTATGTCTTCGTCTACCGTTATCCTTATCATAGCCCGATTATACCCTATTACTGGTCTTCCTCGATAGTTTCAGTCCATTCTATCTCAGTAGGTGACGATAGGTGGCATATGTCGCAAACTCCGTAAGCTGTTTCTTCCCGCTCGCACAGCCAATACTTCATCTCTTGACCGCAATCACAGTAAACCTTCTTGAGAAGCATAGCAGTTTTTCTGCCATCTTTTTGCTGACCGACTAAATTGATCACCTTGCTCATAAGCTCTTCCTTTTAACTTTCATCAAACACTACTTCCTGAAGAAGCTTGGCTAAATACCACTGAGCCTTCTGCAAGTCCTCTACTGGCTTGTCAGGGTGCTTTGTCTCATACCGCCAAAGGTACTTCATGCAGTTACCTTTTAAGTAGCCTTTAAATGCATCGCTAGACATAGACTCCTGGATTGCATCAATACACTCTACGTTGCCAGACTTGTAGTGGTCAGGGTTGATTGCATCACTCATTTGCCTTCGTACTCCGATTTTAAGTAGGGCAAACTAATAGGCATCTCATCAAACTGCCCATGCTCGTCTACCTCGTTAAACATCCAAATGCCCCTCCAGCTATTGTTTGTCTGAGGGTTTAAATAATCTTGATCTTCAGTATAGAATATCCCGGCAAACACGCCAGTCATTCGCTTACCGTCAGCCCTCTTAGCAAATGCAATCTGCCTGTCTTGAACATGGCCCATACATGTACTCATATGTAGCTTGTTCAGCATAAGCTGCGCAGATGATACAGGACGCCCCATTACGCCTGAGCAGTGGTAATGAGAGTAGCAAATTCCATCGATTACAACAGGCTCTAAGAATCCATAAACCTCCCAGCCCATCTCCTGAAGCATCAGATCCTGGAATCCTATCAACCCCTCTAGCTTAGGGTCATCGTTAATAGCTCGCGCTATACGGTTCTCGTGATTACCAAGAGTAAACACCATGCGAGGGTTCCAGCGTTTATCTTTGTTTCTAACAAGCCTTCGCCTCTCTTCAATAATAGGTTCAAGGAATATCCTCATAGCTTCTAAGCCAGAGTTTACATCGTCAACGTAGCGCCTGCCCTCAAAAAGCTTTTTTCCGACATCAAAGCTTGAAAGGCTGGGCATGTCCCAGTGGTCCCCCGCGTGAACAATAACGTCAGGTTTCTTTTCTGCTGCATACAAGCCAGCCCAGCGAAGATGTTCAAAGTCTTGGCCGGGCTTGCACTGCGTGTCTGGGATGATTAAATGTCTTGCCATAACAACTCCAAGTTGCTGTATATGGAAACAGTATACCACCTATTTTGACAATAACTTCATAACCTGCCTTTCTTGCTCCGGCGTCACCCAAATACTAATCTCAGTTAGCCCCTCAGTTTTTCTGCGCTCACGCATGTCACGCATCATCTGAGCCTTGTCCTTTGGCTTCTTCTCTTTGTTTCTAAATATGGCGTCAAAGTTCGACTCAAACTTTTCCCGGTTAGGCATTGGCCTGGGGACTGATCCTTTACCACTCATTGCGGCATACTCCATTGTGAAACGGTGCAGTTTTCGCCAAACCTGTTTTTAACAGTTATCTGCTCCTTTTGAATTGCAACACCCTGTCGCTTGATGTCGTATATCCGAGAAGCAAGGCGCATAATGCCAAGCTCCTTCCAGGCATCTAAAGACGTTATTTTGTTTCCTTGACTAAGGTAATTTATCACACGCTCATTTTGCGTTAGCTTTTTCATCAGACTTCTCCTTAATTGTAATCGCTAGTTTCTTCAAGACCCTGAGCGTCAAAAAGCTTTTCGCGCAACGTGCTTTCAAGATTAAGATAGATAAGCTCTTTAAGCATATCTGCGTAGCCAATATTACTATCATCAAGAAAAGCAGCGGCATCAGTGCAGAGAGTTTCAAAATCACCCAGAGCCGAACTTGAATAAAATACATCTTCGTTACCCTTTACCGGAATGTCGTGTCTTTCACTGTAAATAGAGCGCCTTGCATTGAGTATTGCCTCAAAGCTCTTTGAATCCTCATAAAGAACCTTAATCATTGTCTTCTCAAGGCCATAAACCGCTTCAGGAAGGTAGTCATTAATCCAGCTTGGGTAGGCTTTAAACCAGCTATAAACTGCTAAATCCTTCAGCTCATCTGACAGGCTCATTAGATCACTGTCCCAATTAACTGGCGCTTGCGCAATTACGTTATCAAAAGTGCATTTCATTTTGTTTCCCCTTAGTTGCCCCCGAAGGGGCGGTTAGATTATTTAGTGTGGGTCTATTATACACCGGTAACGGTTACTGCCTAAGAACTTAAATGCATATGCTTATTCCAAAAAGTTAGGTACTCCCAGGCATGACTACACTAATAGGACATTTAAGCCTCTATGCCAAGCCGCGCAAGGGTTTCAGACATGCTATTTAAGATTAACTAGCAGGCAAAAAAAAGACCCTGCGTAAACAGGGCCAAAGGGGGAATACAATCAACTGGCGCTAGGTGATAGTCAGTCACCAAAGCTTAATCATGCGAATGAAACATGATTGTGTGCAAAGTTGCACGACTATGATTCTACATCAAACAATGGATTTAGCAACTGTAATTGCTCTTCGTCAACAGGCTTATTCAGCTCGGCAATGACATCCTGCACCTCGAAGGAAATGGCGTTTATTTCTTCAAACGCATCACAGGGTCTCGCACAGCCAGAGATAATAGACTGAGTGATGTTGTATATTCTCTGTTTTGCGTCAATAAGACCATACTTTTCGGTTAGATCAATCAATTGACCAACGTCATACACCTCATATTCATTGTTAGTGCTTATCATTAGTAGCATCCTCGTTTTTACGATTTAATGACTTATAAACTTCCATCACATACAATCCGTAGACAAATATGCCAGCAAGTCCTAATACTGCAGTAAAAAATAACGCATCAAGTACATTCATGACAACCTTTCCTCTTCTAGCTTCATTTGATTTTTCATTGACTCAAGCATCTCCCGGTAATCTGCCGCATACAGCTTTTTTAACTTGCGCTTGTCCCGGTGCATGTTTTCAACAAACTCTTTACCGTAATAATCAATCATCCAAAGAGTGTACTGACCCTCAGCACTGCCTCTCGACATTCCAAAAATGTTGCAGCCAACACATTGAGGATGTACGTTCTCTTCCTCTAGAGCCCAGTAAGACGAGCTTCCTTTTGCTATGTAATGACCACCCTGGGCTTCTTTCCAGTGCAGATAAGCATTGCACGACACGCAATTGACCATTCCTTCATCATTTGCTGCCTTCATTCTAACCAAGCGCTGTATAGCTTCTAAGCACTGCGCCCTAAGTGTCTTCTTAGCCATTCTTGCTCGCCTTCTCAGGATAATCTAGCATAGATGGAAACTGCTCGTTTACTTGACCATTCGTTAAATCAATCAACTTTCTGTTTATAATATCATAAATTTTGCTAACTTTATCTTTTGGGCACTTCCTTGTCGAGTCACCAGTACCTGGCGCAACCGCTTCTTGCACTGTGAGCCACATTTTAGATACCAAATCTTTGTTCCACTCCACCTCGATATCGCTTTTAAACATTGGAGAGCTGATGTAGCACGACATACCAATCCTGTTAAGACCTTCTGCTACATGGCCAAAGTATTTCCACATTGCCGCATTCTGATTGTTTGTCCTTTTCTTGCCTGTGACCCAGGTATAAGTAACCCAGCCGCTGGATGAGTGCAGCTCTGCTACTCTAGACATAAACGTGCCAAGGGACTTGTCACTGTTAACTACAATTTGCTCGCCCATTATAATTTCACCCTTAACCACTTGTTGGACAAAACCTCACACATACTTTCACAACGATTTATATTTAAAGACATTTCCCTGTGCTTGTTGCTTGCCGTTTTTGGTTTAGCAAACGCTTTTTCTTGAGCTGGCCTGAAAGTATAGGCACTTACGGTCCAACCAGATCTACCTACCTTGTCAATGTTTTCGTCCCGCACCCTTGACCTCAAAGATTCTTGCTTTAAGCCTGTTGCGGCAGACATGCATTTGTAACTTAGAAGGTCTCCCTCAGAAAAACCCATATAACTTTCTCCTACATATTTAAACCAGTGCCTTCTACGGTCGTTGTAGGCATTCTTCTTAGGTTGATAAAAATTAGTGTTCTTCATAATGCCCAACTCCGATCCTGTACGTCACTTAAAATGTCGCGTTTTCTAATAGACGAACCTGCATCTGCTAAATCTTTCTGCGCCTTCAACTTGTCGCCACGCTCCCACGTTCTAATGCAAGCCTGCCAGTCACTCACAGCAACTCCTTTGTTAGTCTTCCATCCCCTTGTAGAGTAAAAATCAACAAAATACTGACCATCGATACCGTTTGCCCTATCGTTGCAATACTGCTGAACCTCTTCAGCCGTGGGTCGCTTACTCACCACTGTAGTATTATTTGTATTATTAGGTTGTATTATTAACCTAGAACTTTCGTTCGGGGGGGTACTGAAGTTTTCTTCTATAGGGTCGTGAACATTCGTTCTAGGGGTACTGAACATTTCTTCACCACCTACCGAAGCAGGCACACAACGAATATAGCGCCTCTCAACCTGCTTAGTCCCGTCACGGTACTTTAGTTGCGTCTGAATGTAACCGCAGTCGGTAAGCTGCTTAATCCACTTGGTTATCGACCTGGTTGAGCAATCATACTGTTCAGCAAAGTATTCGTTAAAAGCCCAGCAGTAACCTTTCTCGTTGCACAGAGCTGTAATCTCGCCGTAAAGCAGCCTTGCCATCGGGGTTACCCTTTTATCGTACCTGACGCTTGCAGGAATGATTGCGTAGTATGACTTTTTATTTTCCATATTTTTCACCATACAAAATAAATTCGCTTAAAGGAACCTGTAAGCCTTTACTAATCTTTATTAAAGTCTTAACGCTAGGGTTACTTTTGCTGCCTTTGAGGAACGACAACTGCTGTGGCAACATGCCGCATAAACTAGCAATCTCCGCATTGTTTAAGTTATGTATCCCGCCTGCCACTCTTAGGGCTTGCTTTAAATTGAATTCCACTGTATTTCCTTTCTGTTTGAGTGATTAAACACTATACATACCATAAACACATAGGGCAACTATATAAATGTAGATAACGATTTAAATTAGGTGTTGCGCATCTAGAAATTATAACGTACAGTTCAATAACTAACTGAAACCGAGGAATCAAAATGCACAACTTTACCGTGTCTGACCTAATGGACTTCAACACATTCTATGCTCGCATGGGTGAGCTAGACTTTTACGAAAACTCTCCAGCCAAAGACAACATGCCAGATAGCTACTATTTGGCGTATGGGGCTTTGTATTCTGAATCTGAAAGGCAATCACACTTAACTGAAATTGAGGAACTATAATGAGCGAAAATAAAGAGTGGATAACTGTTCAGGCCGCATTGAAAGCGCCGTTTAACCCAAGGGCTTTGAGTTGGAGAAAGCAGGGCGGAATTGATTTGGCATACCTCAACGCAAGGGATGTTATGAAACGTCTTGATGACGTTGTAGGTATAGAAAACTGGCAGGACCGTTACGAGGAATGCAGTGGCAGGGTGATTTGTTACATATCTATTCGGGTTGATGGTGAGTGGATAACTAAAGCTGATGGCTCTGGCGACACTAAGATAGAAGGCGACAAGGGTGGTATATCTGGTGCCTTTAAGAGGTCTGCAGTCCGATGGGGAATTGGCCGATACCTGTACTACTTAAAGCCTGGTGCATCTGCCAATAACTTGCCAGCTTGGGCGGTTCCAAGTGAATAAGTATGTGGCCGAATCAGGCCACTGGTACGATCAGGACGGAAACCCAGCATATACGATTGTTGGCGCCAACGGATCTGAGCGCAACACTACGCTCCGTGATGCTCGCAAATTAAACCTTGTCCCATCAGTTACTACTATACTTGGAATAGCTGCAAAGCCAGCGCTAGAAAACTGGAAGGTAGACCAGGCAATATTAGCAGCCACAACTCTTGAGCAGCATAACAGCGAGACACTTGATGAATTCAGGTCAAGAATAAAATGGAAATCAAAGCAAGAGGGAAAGAAGGCCGCTGAGCGTGGCACTCAAATACACGCACAGATTGAAAAGGGCTTTAAAGGCAGAAGCAACAATGATGCATACTGCGCAGTTCGTGATTACTTGGAGATGATGTTTCCCGGCGAGACTTGGGTTGCTGAGGAGTCGTTCACAAGCCCTTTAGGATTTGGCGGTAAGATGGACCTGAGAAGCAAGGCAGGAGTGTTTGTAGATTTTAAGACCAAAGACGGTCTTACAAAAGATTCTGACGGGTCTAAGTTGGTGTATGATGAGCATGGTATGCAGTTGTCTGCCTATGCTGCTGGTGTAAACTTTCTTAACCCGGAAAGAATGTCGGTGTTTATTGACCGAAAAGACCCAACTATAGTGTGTGGCTATGTTTGGCCAGAAGAATCACATAAACGACATCTTGAGATGTTTAAACAATTGCTTTCATATTGGAAGCTAGTAAAAAAATACAATCCTAATGAGGAAGAAAAATGAGCGTATCAGTAACAGGAAAATTAAACCGAGCAGCTAACCAATTTCAAGCCGGCGATAGCACGGGTTATGGCGTCAGATTAGGCGTTAAGTTTTACAACCGAGAAACCAAGTCCCAGGAGTACACTAATTACGAAGCTGTAATATTTGCCAGGCCAGGCAACCAAGCAGAATTTTATGCTGGCGCGCTAGTTGAGGGAGCTGTAATTGAGATCAGCGGTTCTGGCTGTCAGATTAAGACTTTTCAGGGGAAAAATGGACCGATAAACTCTATTGCAATACTTGACGCAAAGCTTGGGTATGTTGGAGTAAGCCAACAGCCAGCAGCAGCTCCACAAGCCGCTCTTCCTACAATTGAAGAATTTGACGCCGACATCCCGTTTTAGCGTTAATTAACTACCAAGCGTCCTCGCGCTTAGTGACAGGGTTGGCCCACCTGTGGTAGAAACGGGCCGCTTATATCATATGTGGTATACAAGTCATGATAATTCATGATTTCCGCTCACAGGTGATATCAATTAAAATCGCACCCCATTCAAGTAAGGGGTGTAACGTGATTTGGTATGGTATTACAGTGGTGCTGCTTGGGTTGGCAGCGATAGCAAAAGAAGACCTAAAGAAAGACTCCTAGCGGGGTCTTTTTTTTGCCCTAATTTCGGGTTGTGGTATAATCGGGGTATGAAGAAAAAAGATAGCAAACTTACAAACGCAGGCGTCAGTGCTTACAATAAGCCAAAGCGCACTCCCGGTCACAAGACCAAAAGCCACGTTGTCGTAGCAAAAGAGAATGGGAAGACAAAAACCATTCGATTTGGGCAGCAGGGCGTGTCTGGATCACCCAAGAAAAAAGGCGAATCAGAAGCATCTGCAGCAAGACGCAAGTCATTTAAGGCCCGGCACAGTAGCAACATAGAAAAAGGCAAGATGTCAGCAGCTTACTGGTCAAATAAAACCAAATGGTAGGAGCAGGTTATGCCCAAGGTCGGTAAAAAGCATTATCCGTACACCAAAGAAGGACAAGCTGCCGCTAAAAAGGCTGCAAAGAAGTCAGGCAAAAAAGTAACCAAGAAAAAGAAATACTAATAACACCATGACACTGGCGTGGTATCTCTAATATCTAGATGCACAAACGACTTGTGAACACCGATGCCGCTAAACCCTAAAGCATATGCGTGACGCTGTATTTCATAGCGCTGAGAGCCGTTTAGAGCCCTTATATCCGCAGCTATACCTTTGGTATGACTTCCTCCTCCATTTGCCTTAGATCGCTCTAGGGAGTGGTTTAGCGACCTGTAACCGCTGGTAACCACAAAAGGAAACCCGCAAACGTGACGCAGGTGGTCTAGCTTGTACAAAAACTCCATATCCATCTCATTCTCGCCAGTCTCCTGGCAGTCAAAGTCAGACAGCTTAAAATACTTTAAAGGCTTCTTGTCAGTCATCAAAAAGTCCCGCCCCACACTCGGAATTTGTCAAAGTCACCAGATAACATCTTTTTCCTGATAATCTCTTTTCGAGCATCGTTATCATCCAGGGCAACACCGGCCTCTTTCATCCATTCTGTCACCATAAACATAGGTATCCTTCCTACAAGCCTGTTTTCGCCTGTAACGCCAGCTCCTGCGTCTCTAATGACCTTGTTCTGCTCTAGTATCGGATTTACGTCATATTGTCGCTGAATTGTAAATTTGTCACTGTCGTTGTGATAGTGAACCTTTTCTTTAAACTTATCGTCCATCGTAACCTCCATTGCTAATACTTGGTATACATAAAAAAGGAGGGCCGAAGCCCCCCTTAATTCTAACCTATCTAGCAATTATCAGCTAGTAGTCAGATCAGCTACGATACCACTTGCAGCTTCGTTCTTAGACACAAGAGTCAGCTCGGTAAGGATCTGACGCATGGTAGAGTCGCCAGTCTTAGCCAGTGCAACGCTCTTAGTCGGACGCAGTACGCCAGCGCAGAACATATCGTTCTGAAGGATGTACACGTCACGCGAACGGTTCTCACGGCTAGGAACAAACTCTACAGTACCCCAAGGAGTAACGTAAACGTCCAAAGACTTAACAACTTTAGCATCGCCTGCCTGAACAGTAGAGCGCTGGTTGTTGTTTCCGTTAAAGCCAAGTGCCTTGTTCATCTGGAAAGGAGACAGGTAAACACGATCAGGATCGCCACCATTAGTCCAGATTTGCTCCATTACAGAATCAAACTTAGCCTGGTCAAATGCTCGCTGAGTACCGTCAGTACGCTTGTTAGTACCATCGCCAGCCGGAGCTGAGCCACCAGTGCCTTTGGATTCGTTAGATTTGATCCAAGAGCCAAGACCAGCTAGTTTACGAGCAACAGTAGCGGAGCCAGCAACGCGCTCTTGGTTCTCAAACAAAGCTTTCTCGATGTCTAGCTTCTGCTGACGAGCTTCTTTAAGCATTTGGTAAGCCATTTCTTGCTTACGTCCTGCCTTCAGTACGCCTTCTTCAGTATCAGCGATAACAACAGCGTTCTTAAAGATCTGAGTGTAGTTGCCCAGGCGAGTGGTAGCGGTAACTGCATCAGCAGTAGTATCGCCGCCTTCAATGTGAGCGTTTACAGCAGAGTTGCGCAACGAGTCGGTCTGCCATTCGTGCAGAGTGTTAGTTGCCTTTACTTTCTTACAAGCAGTGTAAAACGGGGTGTCATCAGGGGTAACTGAGTAGATAATATCGCTCAGGTCTTCGCGGATGCCCTTGGCATCATAAGTGTCAAAAGTGTTAGTAGGCTGTGCCATTTTAAAATTCCTTAATCAATTAATAAAGCTATGGCGTCCTCAACGGAGCCAGTGCGGGATAAAGTTTGCTTTGCCTTTTTGCGCTTAGCATTATTACTTCCGGTTTGCTTCGATCCAGACTTAACGGGGCGCTTTCTGCGCTTTGCCGGGTCAGCTTTCTCTTCAGCAGCCTTCTTGCCTTTCAATAGCTCCTGGTACTTAATTGCATCACTTAAAACCCGAATGGCTCTGTGATCCATAACCTGAGATATCTCATCGGCAGCGTATCCATAAACAGATTCACCAACGGTAACCAATTGCTCTCGCAATGCTTGAGCCTTTTCTTGGTCCGCAAACTCTGGCATAACCTTTTGTAGATTAGCCAATTCATGCTGCAAGTAAGCCTTCTGTGCCGCCTGAGTCGCTTCAGTTTGTTGTTGATTAACAGCTTCCATCTGTTGCATTTGATTCTGATAAGAACCTAAAGCTTCGTCATATTTCAGTTTTGCATCCATATAACCGATTGGATCTGCTTCAAACAACTCCCTGCTGGGCTCAATTGGCGCAGTAGCTAACTGCCCGTTCTTTGCCTGTTCGTATACTTGTGCAATTTGCTGTCGCTCATGCAATAGGGCGCTATAGACCTGCTCAGCCATCTTCTTGGCTTCAGAGGCTTCCTGCATTCCCTTTTGGATGTACTTTTGCCCACTGTATCCTTGCTTCAATTCATCAAGGGTTACAACTGTATTCTTGCCATCAACTTTGACGGTGAATGTCTGTTGCTCTTGTTGGTCTTCAGCTTCTTCAGTGTCCTCGTCATCCTCATCGGACGGTCCTTCTTCCTCATCTGATTCTTCTGACTCTTCACCGTCATCTTCATCAGGTTGCTCATCTTCAACATCCTCCGACTCTTCCTCCTCCTCATCTGGGGTAGCAGGTTCAAGCTCAGACTCAACTTCTGTCTCTTCCTGAATTGCCTCCGATTCGGTGTTGGCCTCCTCTTCTGGTTGTATCATTGATGCAATGGCTCCCTCAATAGAGCCGTCTGTACTGCCTAAAGTTTCAGTCGTTTCCACGGTCCTGTTTCCTTCTGCTTTTTGTCGTAGATCGCTTCGTCTGTAAATACAGTGTTGAATTGATCTTCAATCAAATTAAGCGCCCTGATTATATCATGGGCGCCTTTAATAGTCTCTATTTGAGACTGGCTGTTCAGGAAGACAGCGGACTGCCTGTCCCGAATAATTTGCAAGATTTCCTGAAAGGTTTCATCTCGACTTAAATTTCTGGCTCGTGCAGCCTTATCTTTTATATTCAAAATCTACCGCCGGTTACAGCTTGAACCGGAGTGCTGTCTGGGTATCTAGGCGCAGCTTGCTCAGCCTTAATTCTTGCAGTATCTACTGCTGTGCCGTACTTGCCCAGTATCTCAGCCGCATCGACCAATAAGTCCTGGTCCATCTGGTCGCGCTCTCGGTCATCATTGGCAATAGCTTTCTGCGCGTCAATCTGCAGCTTAGCCATATCAGTGGTTGCTTTGGACTGGGCCTTAATCTGCTCAGCCTGGACATATGCTTCTGGCTGCGTAAGTTGCTTCTGACCTTGTTGCTGTTGTTGCTGCTGCTGTTGAATCTGCTGCTCAATCTGCATATCCATAGGCATAAAGTATCGCTCGGCGTTGGTAAGACCATTAATGGCCAGCATATCGGCCAAAGTGTTTCTTATTTGCGTCATTCCGACCAAACCGTTTCCTATACCATACGTTTGGAATACCTGCATTTGCACTTGCAGTGCCTGCTGTAAAGCGGCCATTTTTTCGCCATCTTGGCCAGTTCCAAGCCCGACATTGATTCTAACGTCCATAGCCTTGTCCCACGACCGGGGATCTATAGGCTCATACTGCCCACCCGTAACGCGCATAATTGTGGCTTCGTCACAGTTCTCAACAACAAGTTTAAGCATCAATCTGAACAACTGAGTCATTCCGCCTTCAGCAAGGTTTCTGGCCATGATCTCAATTTGATCATCTCCACCCTGCCTAGCAGCCATAATAGCTGTTGCTGTGCTTGCCTGGAGTACGTCCGGGTCTAGACCCATACTGGCCTTTGATATTCCGACCTTGTTTTGAATCTCTTGATCGTAATATTGAATAGCAGTTAAGGTTTGCCCGGCGACAAAAGGAACTGACTGTGGAGTAATCGCGCCAGCTTGCTTGGTACGGATGATCCCGCCAATCTCGTTATTTAGCAGGTCGTCAATGTTAACCTGGCCATCAATAATTTCTGTACGAGGATTGTTAGTGAGAGCAATGTTATCAAGTACGCCTCGAAGCAATGCCGTGGCACTGTCCTGGTCGTTAAGTATTAAGTCTGCAACAGAGTTGCCATAGAATGTATGTGGCTCAGGATCGACCTCAAATACTGCAAATGGCAGGTGGCCCCAAAGCTCCATATCTAACAGGTGGTAATTATCTCCACCCATAGTCAGCTTGTACATTTGGGGAATGCCAGTACCGTCAACGTCCATCTTAATATAGCACTCGGTAATCATAACCAGGCGCATACTAGGATCAGCGTCATCGTTGTCGTTGTAGTCGTCCATGTAACCTGTGCGCTCAAACTCTTCCATATCAGAGAAGGTAGAAGATTGCGAAGAATCTCCAAGCTCTGCTACTTCATCAAAGTCAAAGCCCATCTCAACCAGGTCGCCAACGCGCATTTCTGTTCTGTGGCATACAGCGTAAGCGTCTTCCAGCGATTTAGCATTTGAATCAACAAAAAACTCTTCTGGCGGGACGCTTTCAAGTTTGAGGCTGCCCATCTTCTTCGTGCGCATAATCTTTAAGTCGTGCCGTGGAGACTCAACCTCAAGCCCCATCTGGTCCAACTCAATCTCAATGCGCGTAGTATGCTCTATAACTTCAACACCCTCGTCATTTACAATAGCAGTAAATTCCATATCGTTAAGGTTATCAAAGGTGTAAGTCTCTGCTTCTTCTGAAGTATCCCAGTAAGACTTAATAATACCGTTCTTCTTCAGTAGGGCATCGTGTATGGCGTCATACAGCACTCTGTAGCCATTTAACTCGTTAAACTTGTAGTTGACGTACTTGGTAGCTTGCTCGGCAAATGGGACATCCTGGGGCTTCTCAGGGATATACTCGACAGCCCGGTCAGTTTGCAGGAACACTCTCATCAGGCTGGGCTTAATAGCTCGAATTGCATCACGCACTTTTGTAGATACAACGCTGGACCGGCCCTCTTCTTGGCCAATGTCTACGTTACCCTCGTAATAGCGTTGCGACTTCAGTCGGCTAAAAGCAATCTCAGACTCTACAAAATCAACACAGTCCTCAATAGCGCTTCGAGCAATGTTCTGGATCTCATCTTTCTCTAAAGGCTTTAATTCCACGTTAAATTCTCTCCTGTCCGAATTGAGCGCCTTGTTGCGCACCTACTACCCCTGCACCTCGCGCAAACCCAGCAGCCAGAGTTTCCGCTCTTTTGATGAGCTTTGCAAGTACGGTTTTGTCAGTCAACGCTTGAGCTACTAATTCAGGGTTTTCAGAATATAAAATCCGCCCCACCTCTGCCATTTGCTGCTGACTTAATCCTTGAGCCGAAGGAATGCTTGCAGATACAAGCTTAATAATGGCCATCGGATCGCCCTGAGTTGCCCTAAGCATGTCTTCCGCAGAATTACCGCTACCGCGCAACTCCTGCTCTCTTACCAATCCCGCCGTCGGTGACCCGGAAGTAGGTTGGATAAACTTGTCCATTTCTGAAGCTTCAGCAGCTCTACCAACTCTAGCTAGAACATCAGGAGCCTGGCCCTCTGGCAATAAAACTCGAAGTGCAGCTCCAACTTGAACGTCTTCTTTAGCCAAGTCTCGAAGAAGAACTCCAGATCGCCTTGCTCTATTTCTTAGCGCATCCATTGATCCCGCCCTAAATGCCGACAAAGCCTCTCCTTTTAAAGACGCCATAACAATTTCTAGCTCATCAACATTCATGGTTAAAGCTTTTTTGCGCCCTTCATCAAACGCCTTGTTCGCATCCATCATCTGGCTGTATTTTTGCCGTACCGCAGCCAAGTCAGGAGATTCTAAATTAATTGCTTGCCGCAAAGGAGCCTCAGTACCACTAAGCGCCTCTCCAACAGAACCTTCACCAGCTCGGAACCTGGCACTAGCCTCTTCTCCAATGTTCCTGCGAAGTATCTCAGCGTCCTCTAAATTAGGCTTTCTGACAAAAACAATAGCGCCATTCGGCTCTTCTTTAAACAGAGGCACTAAGTTTCTAATCCTATAAAGCTCATCTAGCTTTGATTTTGCAGTAGGAACGCTTTGAATAATGTTAAGCATTTGAGCCTCTACCTCTGGACTCACAGATGGAGAAGATGCAAAAATCTCATCATATGCGCCGCCTTGCTCTTTTTTAAGCTCATCTTCCTGCAGTCTGCGAGCCCTCAAAACATTGGGGTCACCCACTTCTGGAGCTAACGCGCCTCTTAAAGATTCAGTTGCCTCCGACCCGGTTGATGCTCGCCTGGCGCTACTAGCAGCTAAAATTTCAGCCCTAGTTAAACCGCCCTCTTGCACCATTGACTTAATCGCAAGTCCAAGCGTCTTGTTGTCTGCCATGACTCGACCGGAAGCAACATCTGCAATAATCTCATCAATTGACTTGCCTGTACCTTCCGCAAGCCTACGCAGCTCAGCTTGCACAGCAGTATCCGCACCGCCCATATTTTTTCGGACAAAATTGATAAGTTTAGAGCCAAGCTTGCCAGCCTTCCCCAATGCAACCTCGGTTCCGGCACCAACAACAGTTCCAACGGTAGTTCCAAGACCAACGTCCTTAGCTCCTGTCGCAAAATCATCTGCCTCAGAATATCCGACAGAGCTTGCTAAAGCCTCTCCTGCGCTTCTAGGAATAATGGTTCTAAGGTTTTGACCAGCGGCCACTCTAGAACCAGGAATAGGCGCTAAAGCCATTACGATAGATGGCAAGAATGCTCCAGCTAATTCAGCAGACAACGCAGCCCTTGGATTTTGCTCAGCATAGTCGGATAGCTTGCGTCTTAGCTGATCTCTCACTTCAGTGTACTTACCGCCACCCATTGATTCAGGAACAACAGAGCGAACCGCAGCTTCAATCTCGTCTGCAAATCCAAAAGTTGCCCCTTGAGCAAAGGTTCTTCCAAACTGGCTTTCAGCCGGAACTTGCTCTTGAGCTGTAGGTGCAGCAGTAACCCCTTGAGATTGCCTAGCGGCTCGAATTGCATCTAAAGCTTGACTCATAACAAACCCTCACCTTTCATTATTGATTCGCGCTCTTCTAAGTTAAAGGTTTCCCACTCAGCTTTTGTAAGGTCAGGAATAATTTTTTGGAGCTTGCTAAAAGATTTGTCAGCCGCATCGTGGCGCTTCCTATTATCGATCTTGTAGTCAGCGTATGCCTTTAATCCAGATCCGCCAAGGAGCATCTGTACTTCAGGCATCAATGCGTTGCGCAGCTTGGTTTGAGCAGCTATTTTGTCTTGAATATACTTTACTAAAGCATCACCTGTTAGGTTTTGATCAAAGCCAGTAGATAATGCAAGCCGAAGCTCTGTAGCACTTAGCGCTCCAAAAGTAGCGGAATTGATAATATCAATACCCATTTTATTGGCAATTTGACGCAACTCGGTAGTTGCAGCATCTGTAGATGGAATAAATTTTGTAAGAAATCCAGTTTTTGCACCCTCATCGACTAAATCTCCAATACGCCTAAAGTCTTGTATTTGACGGTCAATAAGATTGAATTGATCAAATATTTCTTCGCCTTTCTTTAAGCCTTGGGTAAGATCAGAGGTTGCTCGCGTTTGAGCAAGAAGAGCAGCGTTCTTTTCTGCTTCAGTTGGGCCAAAGGCGCCAGGTATATCAACCCTTTCAATGGTTTGACTGTTAGGGTTCATCCGAACAGTGAACATCTGACCTGATCCTTGGTCTGTCTGCACTCCACCAACTGTTTTTGACATATAACCACCAGACTGAGCCGTAGCCAATCCTTTTAAGACTTCTGCAGCCATTGTGGGGTTTGACTCAACCAGGTCGGCTAAATCATCGCGCCCCTGCGCCCGAAGATACTCAACAGTTTTGTTAGCTTGCTTAGTGGCCGATCTTACAGCCAACATGTCACTAGCGCGTTTCTGAAGAGCCGGATTCGGATTTAATGTCATCGAGTCAAACGCAGCAGACAAACCAGCAAGGGTTGTAGGGTCTTTTAAAGAAGTCCCGAGGCGAGACAAAAAGCCCGGAGGCTTTGGTGCTTCGGGCGCTCTTTGGGGCTGCTGGCTTGCAGGGATTAAAGGAGACATCTGTGGTTGCGACATTACATCCTGTCCTGCTCGCCCCATAGCGTTAGCGTTGCTGAGTATTCCCGGAACATCTTGAGAGGTTACAGGCATAGGGGAGGACCGCTGAAGCATCGCCTCATCAGCACGCTTTTGTCTTTCTCTGTCAATTAAGCTATCAAGTATTCCAGCCATCAAACAACCCTCACATTCTGCCCATTTGCTGGGCTCTTTTAATCAGTTCCATCAAGCCCACATTGTCAGCCGCGCCACTCAAAGCTTGTGTTCTATTGCCTTGCATGGGCGTGTAGCCCATAGGCCTTGCTTGAGGTAGAGGCGGAGCGTCAAATTGCATCATAGGCGTATCTGCCATGCTTGATGCAAGCTTGCCCATATCTAGAGACATTCCACCAGCAGCCCCTTTTGAGGCTTCTATAAATGCTGGATGAAGGTCAGGGGAGCTTCCGATATCTGCAATAGTAGAAGCGACATTATCAACACCTGCTCCGGGGGCTAGACCCATCAGATCCCCCCCAGGAGCTTGAAAGTTTTCAATAGTTGCCTTGATGTTATCAATTCCGCCTGGAGCAGCAGTCATGCCCATCAGTTCAGACGGGTCATACATTTTTGCGCTTTCAGCAATCTTGCGCATCATTTCTTCTTTGTCGTATTCTGCACCAAACATCTTATAAGCCTCTGTACAATTCTTGATAGTTTACAGCCAAGTAGCCAGACGGCGTCTTAACAGTCAGCGAAGGATCAAATGCCTCTACTTCTTGAGCAATTGCGCCCAGAGTCATGTTGTTGCTTAGACCCTTCTCTTTGGCGTCCTCAGTCCATTCCCAGGTATATAGACCTAGACCATTAGGAAGCTCGCCAACGCGCTCTATGTTCGTTTTAAGGCGCATGTCAGACGTAGGCATTGATGCAGCTGTTTGAGCGGCCAGAGACAGGTAATCAAACAACCCTGGATTTTTGGTCGTAGTTTGCGACTGGGGAATAGTAGAAGCACCTAGAGCTTGAGACACATAACCGATGGTGTCTGCTGGGGCGCCAGTGTAGCCAGCGAACTGCTCTTTAGCCGCGTCAATCAACTGCTGCTGCATTAGCTGCTCAACATTGCCTTGGTTCATAAGGTCTTGGTTGACCTGACGGCCCATGCCAAATCCTAAGTTGCCAATGTTGGCAAATTGACTGGCTGCTTGAAGACCTCTGTTAGCTTGCTGCTGCCCTGCACCTTGATTAGCTAGGTCAGCTTGCATGCGTCCAGAAATGTCCTGCTGAGCCATGTTCTGAGCGTTCTGAAAGCCTGCCTGACGCAATCCGCCAACTGTAGAGCCAAGACGATCATAAAAGTTTCTGTTTGTCTCAGCTTCGGCAATGCCATGACGAGATCCGCCAAAAGCACCAGCCTGCCCCATTTTGGCGCCACTTAGCATCTGCTGCTGCTGACGCGCTCGCTCCATATCAGAGACAGTTTGCCCAACAACTTGGTTCTCATATGGGTTTGTGTAAGCGCTTAGATCAGTGCCGGCAAGCTGCCCTGCCTGAACCTGCATTGGCTGATACATCCCTGCCGCTGCTGTGCCTGCCATGCCGCCTTGAATTCCCTGCATAGCCATTTGATTGATGTTTCCGCCTTGATTAGCTCCAGCCATCTTAGTATCTCCCAATTCTCATTGCGTAACCAGAAGGCCCAGGCATGCTGCTGCCCGGAACCCGCTTGCCAAACAAAGCGTCATATTTAGCCTGCTGTGCTGGGTCTCTTGCTGCAAGCTCTTGTTGCGCTTGCTCAAAGATAGGAAATGCAGAGTAACCCTGAACACCACCAAAATCTTGCGCCTGACCTAGAGACTGCATAGGAGCGCCGCCGCTACCTAAACCAAATGCTTCAGCCGCATCAATTTGATTCTGAAAGCCAGCCATCTGAGTTGGATTAAAAGCTGCTAAGTCTGGCCCCATATATGGTTGATAGCCAATCTGCTGAGCTGCTTCAGCCCTTGCTAGGTTTCGTATCGTAGGCGCTTTTGCCCACTCAGGTATTTTTGCTTCGCTTGTTTGGCTTCCGCCTTTTCCACCACTCATCTTATAGCTCCTTAGCTAATGTGGTGAACGACTCAGTCCACCCTTCGTTTTTTAAGACTCTAGACCAACCTTTACGGCCAGCTATGGACATTCCGTCACATCCTTGAGCCTTTGCAAATTGTGCTGCTGAATCATTCATATCTACTATCTGATCCATCTCTCCTCCAGCCAAGAAAACATGGAATATCTTCTTTTTTGGAAAGACGATTATTTCTGTAACGGCGCAGCCTCTTTCGGCAGGCCAGAACTGATATCGCAATCGATGTATTCCCTCAACAATGTCGTCAAAATCGTGTGTGCCGCCTGAGTATTCAAGGGCAGATTCGATCCATTCACGGCATCGAGACAGCTCATCATCTATATTCATTCAAACACCTTTTATAATGCCTGATTATACCACTTATTGCCTTGATCTGGTGATACTAATGCGAACAGCTTCCGATGCAGGCGCAAATGACGTTGCAGCAGCCGCATCTAGCCATAAATCAGTGTCATCAGTAGCCCAGTATAAGTTTATGTAATCGCCAGCAGAGAGGCTTACCTGGTCTGTAATAGCCAGCAGAGAATAAGCGTTGTTATTGTGTAAAGTTAAACGCTCAGAGTGATTTACGGCAACACCGTTTACCGCAAGCCAATAGTACATAGTTTTGCTGGCGGCGCTGCTGCTTTTTATTTGAACATGTCCTGTAATTGAATACACGCCCGCTTCAGCAAAATCTATCTTAGTGCTATCGTTGACGTCTAGGCTTAACCCACCATTCGCAGAGGAAATGTTAAAAGGAATTTTGTAGCCAGTGTTTGCGGCAGCAGCAGTTAAAGTCACAGAAGATGCAAACTCTCCATATCCGTCAGCAAGAACGATTTGACGCCACTGACCATCTTTAGAAACGACTGGATACCCGGTGCGGTCCCATAAAATAACACCATCCTCCTGAGCTGTATCGCCAGCAACATAAAAAGCCAGCTTAGACTTAGTCCGAACCAAAAAGTCGTTTAGCCTTTCAGACCAGCGCCTGTATTCAGTTCTACCTGCAGACGGTGGCCTTTCAGCTAAGCTCATCGGCTACCTCCGGCAACAGCATTTATGCGCATTGCTCCAGCCTTCCAATCAGTAAGCTCTACGCCGGTCATCCGCATTCTAATTTGACGACCTTGAAATCTTACACCGGTTGGATTTAGCATTGTGTAAGGACCATAAGAGTATTCTGTGCCCGTAGGATAGAACCTAGTCTTAAAGGTCAAAGTAACATCTCCCAAATTACTTTCATCTGGAATTACTTCATTGACCTTCATAATGTCCTCCCCGTTACCAATAGATACAGGACCGCTTTCAACAAAAGGCAGGGTCTGATCATGGGCATAGTTGAACTCTTGATTGTACACCTTCCCGTCTGGAGCAAACCAAATTGGGTTAGTAAACACACCAATATCCACACAAGAGGTACGAGCCATTTGGCCAATGTTCCAGTGATTCTCTTTGTAGTCATAGATAACGTAGCGATCATTTTCGTTTGACGACCCGCTTGGGTAGAACCACCACAGCTCGTTGTACTGGCTGTTGTCTACACAGGTAACCTTAGATTGCTGGGATCTGTTAATGTCCTTAAAAACGTAATCATGTACGTCGCATGGCATTTCTACCGCTGCAGATCCGTTGTAGGCGAAAAACCCATTGAATCCCATCCAATAGGCGCCCTCATCTACTGCAACAGCGCAGTGTCTAGATAGAGCTCCACACGCAGTTCCTACACGCTCAAATCCGTATACAACAGGAGGACCGCTGTAGCTTGCAACGTGAGCGTCAGTGGTCGTAAGGATAAGGGTTCGGCCTCTGGTGTTTATTCCTAGCTGGATTGACCCTGAAGTTTGTAGCTCAATGTCGCCAGCTTGATTTAACGCGCTGGGAGTCCAGTCGGTGTTGTCTTCTCTGTCGCACCACGCAACCTTTCTGGGGTTATTGTCGGGAGCAAGAGCAAACAAGAACCTGTCTTCTGTAACCACTATAGACTTACAGCCTGTAGGGGCGTTAGCAATAACAGCAGCTTTATTAGAAGGATTTAACGTCCACTCATAAATCTTTCCATCCTTACTAGCGCAAGCGACCAGGTATTCTCCCCAGCTATCTATAGCCCAAGAAGTGGCCTCTAGACCAATTGAGTTGCTAGGGCGTGGCGTACCAAACAATCCCAAGCCAAAATAATAACCGCCAAAACCAATGTTCGCATCTGCATCTTCTGTGCCTGGAACATATCCAACTGGAGTAATATCTGTAGCCACCCCGGTCCCTGAAATATGCCAAAGTTTCTCGTATGTCCCTGCAGCTAAATTTGGATTTGCACTGTTATCTACCCACGCCAAAGATCCCCTCGCCGGATAGTTAACAGTTATTCCCACTGGAGACTCAGGAACAGTAATGTTCTCTCTTTGCTGCCACCCACCAATAGGCCGAACAGCATTATTCTCCCAGCGGATAAAATTAGCATCACGCCAACGGTTAGCTGACTCCAAATCTGTGCCATGCCTATAAATTCCAGCAGGGATATCAAGACTTATTAAGGGCATTACTTACTTCCTCATGTTCATTATTTTACCAGCTCCGCGAACACCAAACGAGCTGCTGATAGCGATAAATAATAGGTATTGATACCATTCTGGCAGCCCTTCTAGCGCTTCAAATGCAGAAGACACCCTATCTATGACAGTTACATCGTTAGCTGCTATGGCGTATCCTACCATGAATATTGGGACGGATAATACGATAGTCCAGAACTCATCCTTCAAAGAATCCTTAGAGGCATCAGCCATCTTAGACTCCCAGTCAGCATCATTCTGTATGACAGACATCTTAGCCTGGTGCTTGGCCTGCTTCTCTTCAGCCTTGTTAGACAGATAGCTCTTAGCTAAACCTGCAACTGGCCCTATCAGTGCGCTAAATATACTCATACAAACATCTTATCAAAGAAAACAGATCCTAATATCAGAGGGTACATACCCCACAACATCATCTCTGCCTTGGCAAACCGCTTACTACCGTCATCAAGGCGCTTCTCAATGTTGCCGTATCTGACAGTACATTCTTTCTCGTGCCCTTCCAAACGAATCAATACCTCTTTAGCTGTTGCCATTATCTT